GATTTATTAATCGGTAAATAACGGGATTTATACACATTCCCGCTGAAAGCCGACGACCCCTGGAGCATCTCAACGACTTTTGATTTTATCTCTGCCCGTTTATGCATTCTTGAGCTCCAGAATGATTATTCCGGCGCCATCATTTTGAACATTTTTAATCCTGTGGCGTTTACCACGGGCGACCACGATCCAGCCTTCCTCGATCTCCGTAATGGCCTCAAGAATTTCGACAGAATAAATAGAAACCCGGGGATTATTTGACATGACCACGGCCCCCGTTTCGGGGTCGATTTGTTCGTATATCTGATCATATAGCCCGGTCGTCGAAATAGAAACCGAGGGGGTTTCCAGAATGATTGATTCTGAAAATTCCCCCTCGATCATCTGCTTCAGTTCGTCATTGAAAGACATGGCGATCCTATGCGAGAACCGTAGCCACGGTAAAAGCGTCTACTTGAACCGGGACGAGGAGAGGAGCCGAATGGAGCTGCAGCCAGCGGACGCTCGGATCATTCTCGACCCACGTTTTCGGGAAACGGGCGACAGCGGCCAGACCGGCCTCGACGTCCCTGATGGCGCCATAGACACGCTCGCAGCGTGCAAAGGTGGAACCGACCAGGACTTTCTTTTCGGGGACGATTGCTCCCTCGGTACCAGTTGCGGGGTCAATGTACCATTCATCATAAGAATAAATGTCCATGCCCTCGATGCGGCCGACATAGGTGACGCCGAGCTCCTGGGCTTCCATGACCAAGCTCCCGATATCAAATTTTCTGTTATCAAGTGCTGATTTTACCTCGGAATTTTCGAGGAAAATATCAACAGCATCAGATCCCATGATGACGATATTCGAAGCGACTCCGGAATCCTTGAGATTCAGCCGGCGCCAGGTCCGGAGATCCTCGAGGGGATTAGCTCCGGTCGCATCCCAGGCAGTTTGACCCGTCGCGGTCAAGTCGACGGTGTGAGATGCTTCACGCGGGAAAGCGATATCATCAACAACATTATTTCCGTCGATGTCCTTGACGGTGATCGTCGCATCAAAAAGCGCCTGTTGTGCCTGGAGCTCCTCAGCCCTCGAGATGATGGCGTCAAGCTCTGCGAGGTCCTTCCCGAGTTGAATCGACGCCCGCTGCTCATTGCTTATATTATTGGCATAAAGAATCTCGCCTGGGAGACGCTTCAGCAGGTCCTCTGCGGTCGTCGGCATTTTCGGCTTCACATAGGGCGGCTTATAGGTATAAGTCGTATATCCGATGCGATCGACGGTCTGGCCGACTGCCCGCGGATTTACATAGACGGCGACACGCCGCTTCCCTTTATATACATCGATGTCGACGGATTCCGACGGACATTCGACCTGTTTTGAAAAGAATTTTTTAACGAGAAACGTGTTCGGGGTCCTCATTTCCTCGAGGGCCTCGAGCATCGTCCTTGTATTGAATATGGATATCATGGTTACGCCTCCTGTGTGGTTACGATGATAATACCCAGATCGCGCAGGGTATCCTTGAAATCGTCGATCGTGTCGCCGGTCGCGAGGCCGATCGCTTCCCCGTTAAAGGTGCCGGTCTTGTAAACGTCAACCACGAGATCGCCGGTCGATGCGTCAGAGTCCTCCATCAGTATCGCATAGGGCGTCTGGCTTCCGTCAGTCGCCGAAGAATCGCATTGTTTGAGCTTGCCCTGGTCCGCCCCCGAAGAGGTGATTTTTCCCAGGAGCGCCCCGCGCTCGAGGTCCTGGCCGGAGACAAGCGTCTCCCGGTCGGTACTGATCGGGAAAGATCCGGCGATCAAATTGTCATAGCTATTGGTTTCAAGTGTTGCCATGTTATTTTATCCTCCGCATTGATTTTATGCCGGCCCTGATTCCTGACACGATATCCTCGCCGGTCTTGACGTCAGTGCTGACCGCTGGGACCTGTTTCGCGTCATCCTTCCGATCGGCCAGCGCCTTTTTCTTCCGCTCGGCCTGAATCGCAAAAATAGCTTTCGCGACGTCGCCGGCGCTCATCGGTTTATCACCGTATTTCGCAGCCTTAAAAAGAGCTTTCGCCTCATCGGAATCGTCGTCGGTGTTTTCCTCCGTTTCGTCTATTTCCTGTTGACGTTTTTTCTCTTCTTCAGTGGCCGCATTTCTGATGGCATCAACCAGCTCGGGCTTGTTAGCTTTCAGCCAGTCGAGGGTTATGTCATCGGCAGTCAGATTTTTTTCATTGTCTGCCATTGCTTCGCCTCCATTATTATTTTTAGGGGCCGCGGCCCCTGATATTTCCAGCTCATCATTATTCAGAGCTTTTATTTCGTGTTGAATAAGCGCGGCGACCTTTAATATATCGGCTTTCGCGTTTTCTGATTTTCTGATCTTGTCTTGCATGGCGGCGAATCGCAGCCTGGACGCGGCGATCGCTTCGTCGCGATTTACTTTCTGATCATCAGTAGCCGCGATTATCTCGTCGACGAATCCGGCTGCCTTGATCTCCTCGCCGAAAAGCCATGTTTCGGAATCCATCATGGCTTGAATCTCGTCGGACGTTTTCCCGATCTTTTCTGCATAGGCTTTATTGATAATACTCCCGAAACCGCGGAGGATGTTCGACATCTTTTCCATCTCGCGATAATCGCCGATGGCGAGATTCCATGGATTATGTATCATGAAGGTCGCATTATCCTCGGCGACGACCATATCGGCCGCCGGATTGACAGCGATATATGATGCAATCGATGACGCCTCGCCCTTCAGGGTGATCGTTATCTGAGCCCCTGGGAATGAGCGCTTGTAATCGCGGATCATATTATATATTTCGAATCCGTCGGGCATGGACCCCCCGGGGGAGTTGATCTGGATATCGATATCAGACCCATTCGCCGCGGCGAGCTGATCCCTGACGTCCGCCGGCATGGTGCCGAAAAATCCTATTTCGCCAGATATGATAATTTTCTTTTCAGACATTCGATGCCTCCAGTTGTTTCGTCGCTCCGCCGGCCGCATCCTGCGCGCCGTCATCATCGCCGATATCAGAAGAGTCGGGCAATGGGGCGGCCTGATTCGCCTCTGCCTCGGATATTGTTTTCATAAACGGGGCGATCAGGGCAGCCTCGCGCTTCAGGCGCTTCGCGTTTCTTGTAAAGTCTCCGCCATTCATGGCGGCCGTCTCCTGGGTAAATGTTGAAAATCCTCTCTGGACACGCTCCCAGGCTGCCTCGACCTCTTTTTTCTCGTCGATCTGGCCCATGGATGACCCGAGCCATTCTGCGCGACAATATGCCTGCATCATGTCGTCAGACGCGAAAAATGACGGCGCCGGGATCCTCCCCTCTAGAATTTCTATCGTTAGCCATTCCTGATAAATTGCCTGATTAAAATCGCGGTTAAATTTTGCCCGCTCAGTCAGAAAAAATCGCCATGCCTCAATTCGCGAAGCCCTCGAGGCCGAATAGCTCGCCAAAAATTTTTTAGATAATATTTCATACGGGATCCCCGTCGCCATGCCGACCCATACTAAATGAGCCATCATGAATGATTCGAATTCGCTTTTCGGCTGCGACGGATTCGCGAAAGTGATATCCTCTTCGGGCTTGAGTTTGAGAACAGCCCCAGGGGCCAAGGTGTAATCATAATCATCATCATCGAGAGTCGAGGATGATGTCGGAGAATTCGCCCCACCTGGAATAAGAGGATCAATGGCATGCGGATTATTTGACTTGATAAAAGCAGTAAAAAGAGACTGGACGACCATCGCGGCCAGGACGGCCTTCGATCCCCTGTCGGCCTGCTTGATATTTTCCACGACCGAGGACAGCATCGGGACGCCGCGGGACTGCCCGGGGCGCTCCTGTTTGAATAAATGGATGACATTCGGCCGGCCTGTTTTCTCGCCATAAGCGGGGACTCGCGTCCATGACATCGTATCGGTGCGGATATTATACGCCAGCGGGGCCCCGTATTCATCGACCTCGATTCCATCGCGGCAAAATCTATTAGTAAATTGTCCCGGGCTATTCTGGACGAGATCGGCCTCAATGAGCTGTACACATAATTGATTTTTACCGTTTCTCTCGAGAATCGGGAGGAGGACGAATATCTCGCCCGAATGGCAATAAGACAGAAAAGCGAGACTCTGGAGATCATAAAACGTCGCGCTTCTGGCGGCGTCTGAATTTTTAGAGCTGGACCAATTATGGAATTTGCGCTCGACGTTATCCTCCCAGACCTCGGCAAAATCGTCTGTCATCCCGAGGAATGCACGATCGGGGGCGGCTTGCAGTTTAATCCCTCCGCCGACGACGTTCGTGACCATCGTCCCGATGAC